GGCATTGGCCGAGCCTTGGTTTGAAACACCTTGGCGCCATGACAAAAGAGGCTATATTGGTGAGGATGTTTATTTTTGCCAAAAAGCAGCGGCTGCTGGCTTTAAAATATGGATTGACCACGATGTCTCCAAAGAGATTGGACACATTGGGACTTTTGAATTCAAGCACGACCACACCTGGGTGATGAAAGAAATAGAGGCAGTCTAATGGCACTAACAACCTATACAGAGCTGAAGACATCCATTGGCGACTGGCTGAATCGGTCGGACCTGACTTCTGTCATTCCTGACTTTATCTCTCTGGCCGAGGCACAAGTTGAAAGAACACTGCGCACTAGGCAGATGATCGTCAGGGCCAATGCGTCTTTTGATGCGCAATATGGCGCTGTGCCAAGTGACTTCTTGGAGACCAAATCTCTTAAGCTCACAAGCACAAACCCTGAGACACCATTGCAGTTTTTGAGCATTGATGCCTTGGATAATGAGATGACCAAGTACACGGCCAGCGGCAAGCCCAAATTCTTTGGTGTGGTCGGTGGTCAATTCCGAATTGTCCCGACACCAGACAGTAACTACACGACCGAGCTGACCTATTACGCAAAGTTGACAAAGTTATCAAGCAGTGTCTCAAGCAATTGGCTTTTGGCCTCAAGTCCCGACATTTATCTGTATGGCGCATTGCTCCAGGCTGCACCATACTTGCAAGATGATGCGAGAATCCAGACATGGGCAACACTCTATGAGCGAGCCTTAAATGACGCGCAAACTGCCGATGATCGCGGTGCATCTTCTGGTGGTGCATTGCTGACCCGTGCAAAGACTTTTGGATAAGGACTGATATGTCATCTTTTACCGATTACACCGAAAACCTAGTTTTGAACTGGGTGTTCACCACAAATTCTGCAACACGCCCCACTGCCTGGTATGTTGGCCTATTCACGGCTGCACCGAGCGACACGGGTGGCGGCACTGAGGTGTCTGGCAGTGGCTACGCACGGGTGGTGACTGGCACGATCTCAGGGTCTGGCACGGCCACGACATTTACCAACGCAGCGGCCATTGAGTTTGCAGCTGCCTCCGGTGGAAACTGGGGATCAATTGGCTGGGCTGGCATCTTTGATGCATCCACTTCTGGAAATCTTTTAGCCTGGGCTCCTTTGTCCACAGCTCGCACCATCAATGATGGCGATGTGCTGCGCATTCCAGCGACTTCATTGAGCATCACTTTGGCTTGATATGGCATCTTATGGATCAGGGAATTTTGGCGCTGGTCAATACTCTGATCCAAGGGTAGGCTACGGCTACGGCTCCTACGGCAAGGGAAACTACTCCAGAGGCACATTTGAGCCAAGTGTGGCCATCAGCGCCACATCCACCATGTCGGTGGGTGCGACTGCAATTTCAAATGTCCAAGTTGAGATTTTTGACCAGTCCACCATGGCGGTGGCAGCGACTAGGTTCACATTTGGCGCTTTGGCGATATCTGACACCAGCACAATGGTGGTCAATGCCAATTCAATTCTGGCAGCCAGCCTGGCGATATCAGACACAAGCACCATGGCCGTCAACGGCCTGCGCTATGCCATAGGCGCAGCCAACATCAGTGACACAAGCACCATGGCGGTGTCCGGTGTCAGGTATGCGTCAGCAGACATTGCCATCAGCGACACCAGCACAATATCGATTGCAGCCACCAGGGTGGCATTTGGCGCGTTTGACATTATTGACACATCCACACTGACTGTTTCCACTAGTATCATTGGCAGCACTGGCTTGGTCATTGTGGACACTAGCACCATGGCAGTGGATGCGCAGAGAAAGCAAAATGGCCGCATAGAAATCATTTCACTGTCAACCATGGAGGTCAATGCAAGACTAAAATGGGAAGACGAAGAGGACACGGCAGAAACTTGGACAGCGGTCTCTGATAATTCAGAAAGCTGGACCCCAATATCTGACCAATCAGAAACATGGGATGCAATTGCAGATAGCAGTGAAACTTGGACTGCAATTGCTGATAATAGCGAAACTTGGCAAATAGCCGCATAGGGGTAAATATGGCAGATTCAACCACCACAAATCTATTGCTGACAAAGCCAGAAGTCGGTGCATCTACTGATACCTGGGGAACAAAGATCAATACCGATCTGGACACCATTGACGCATTGTTTGATGCTGGCCCAGTGCTAAAGATTGCTAAAGGTGGCACTGGCGCAAGCACGGCTGCTGCGGCAATAACTGCACTAGGTGGTGCAACAACAGGTAAAGCTATCGCTATGGCGATGGTCTTTGGTGGTTAATTTTTAGGAGAACTTTTCATGGCTGCACCCAATATTGTCGCTGTCGCAACTATCACGGCAAAGACTGCAAATTTAACACCAGCGAACACTACGGCTAACGTATTGCTTGCAAACGCTGCCTCATCTGGCAAAGTTTTCAAGGTCAATATGATTATTGCTGCTAACGTGGATGGCACAAGTGCTTTCGACACAACTGTGGCATTTAATACTGCTGCGGCTGGCTCTGGCACATCATTCCCATTGGCATCGACTGTCTCAGTCCCTCCTGATGCGTCTTTGATTGTGTCTGACAAATCAACTGCTTTCTATCTTGAAGAAGACAAGTCTGTAGTTGTGACCAGTAGCACATCGTCAAAAATAGCCTACACGATTTCATACGAAGAACTCTCATAAGGACTAATCATGTCCAAACGAGTTGGTGGAATTCTAAGTGCTGGACGTAACGGCATTAACTACCCTGTTACAGCGGTGGAATACCTTGTCGTGGCTGGCGGTGCTGGCGGTGGTTCTGGTGGTGTTACTGCGGCTGGTAATGGCGGTGGTGGAGGCGGTGCTGGTGGTTTATTGACTGCTACAGGACTTGCTGTAACTATTGGAACTTCTTATACAGTAACTGTGGGTGCTGGTGGAGCGGGTGCAACAGCAACTGCTGTTGGTGTAAATGGCTCTAATTCCGTTTTTGGTGCTATCACTGCTACGGGTGGCGGTGGCGGAGGCATATGTCAAAATAGTTCTTTGCAAAACGGTGTCGCCGGTGGTTCTGGCGGTGGCGGTTCTTCATTTGCTACTGGTGGCACTGGTGGCGCTGGTACTGCTGGTCAAGGAAACGCTGGCGGTGTTGGCGACCCTTCAAGCGGCAATGCTGGCGGTGGTGGGGGTGCGGGGTCTGTGGGGGTAACAGCAACTACACTTCCGGGAAGTGGCGGCGCTGGTCTGGTTTCTTCAATTTCAGGCGCACAAGTTCAGTACGCTGGAGGTGGTGGTGGTGGTGGATATGCAAACCCCGGACTAGGCGGCGGAGGTGGAGGTGGTAATGGCGGCAAAGAAACCACACTTTTGCCTCAATCAGGATTTGCAAATACAGGTGGTGGAGCTGGTGGATGGAACGTAATAAATGTTGGTAATCCCGCCGCTGGCGGCTCTGGCATCGTAATTCTCCGCTACCCATCTTACTTAGCCCCTGCTACATCAACAACAGGCTCACCAGAAACTTATGTCACAGGCTTTTGGCGTGTGTACAGATTCGTTGCCTCTGGCACGATTACTTTCTAAGGGATAAAAATGGCAACGGGTCTTTTTACTCTCAGACAACAACTTCAAGCCCTTGCACAAAAGGCTTGGACAGGCCCACAGAAAACTGGTTGGGTTGAGTACCTTGTTGTTGCGGGTGGCGGTGCTGGTGGTGCTGATGATGGCGGTGGAGGCGGTGCTGGTGGATTGTTAACAGGGATTCTTCCTGTCGCTACTGGTTCTGCAATTACAGCCACAGTAGGTGGTGGTGGTTCTGCTGGTTCTTTTCCATCTGCTGGTGGTGATGGTGTGGCATCTGTATTTGGTTCTATAACTTCAACAGGCGGTGGTGGTGGTGGATTTAGAAGCGATACGCTGTTTTCGGGTAGAACAGGCGGTTCTGGTGGTGGGTCATCAAATATTGCATCTGGCGAAAGAATTAACTCTGGTGGTATTGCAGTAGCTGGTCAAGGTAATTATGGTGGTCAAAACACACTTTCATCAGCGTATGGTTCTGGTGGAGGCGGTGGTGCTGGAACTGTTGGAATAAATGGCACATCAACTACAGGCGGTTCTGGCGGTGCTGGCATTGCAAGCGCAATCAATGGAACAGTAACTACTTTTAGCGGTGGCGGTGGTGGCTCTACAAGGTCTGGCACAGCGGGTGCTGGTGGCGTAGGTGGAGGCGGTGCAAGCGGTGTTGGAACTTCTAATAATGGAACGGCAGGGACTGTTAACACAGGCGGGGGCGGGGGCGGTGGTGCATTTAATTCTTCCCTTGGCGGTGCTGGCGGCTCTGGCATTGTTATCATTCGCTACCCAAGCACATTTGCTGATGCTGCAAGCGTAACCAATGGCACAAAGACAACTGCTAATGGCTACACAATTTACACATTCTTGACTAGCGGAAGTATCACACTATGAGCAATTTATTAGGTGGATATTTGTCGGCAACATTTAACCCTTTATCTGGTGCGCCTACGACTGTTGAATATCTAGTGGTTGCTGGTGGGGGTGGAGGTGGCACTAGAAACGCAAATGATGCAAGCGGTGCTGGCGGTGGCGCTGGAGGATTGCTTCAAGCGGCTTCATTTGCTGTTGCTACAGGAACTGCTTTAACTGTAACTATTGGCGGTGGCGGTGCGGCTGGTACAGCAAACAATAATGGAACTAATGGAGATAACTCTGTTTTTAGTTCAATAACAGCAACTGGCGGTGGTGGCGGTGGTGGTTATACAAAACAAGGCTCAACGGGTGGAAGTGGTGGTGGTACTGCTAGTGATGCTTCTCCAGTAACAGGTGGTGCAGGGACTTCTGGACAAGGATTTGCTGGCGGTAATGGCATTGCAAGTTTAGGCGGCTCTGGTGGTGGCGGTGGCTCTGGCTCTGTTGGCATAGTTGCTACTGCGGCTGGTGGTGTTGGCGGCACAGGAACTTGCTCAAGCATAGATGGGACAAGACGCTTCTACGCTGGCGGTGGTGGTGGTGGTGGATACACTATTTTGGCACTTGGTGGTGCTGGTGGCGGTGGTAATGGTGGAGTAGCGTCAAGCAATCAAGTATCAGCAACTGCGGGTCAAGCCAATACTGGTGGAGGTGGTGGTGGTGGTGCTGGTACAACTTATGTGTCTGCGGCAGGTGGCTCTGGAATTGTAATCATCAGATACCCTGCAACACAAAGCCCACCCGCATCATTTGGTGGCGCAAACACACCTCAAATTTCTTATGCTGACGGCTACCAAATCTACACTTGGACATCATCTGGAACTGTAACTTTTTAAAGGAAAATCATGGCACATTACGCACACATCACTAACGGCATTGTTGACCAAGTTATTGTCATTGACGCTGAGACTTTGGCTTTAGGTCATTGGGGCAACCCATCTGAGTGGGTTCAAACAAGCTACAACACTCACGGCAACCAACACCCAGAAGGTCGCCCATTGCATAAGAACTATGCTGGCATTGGTTACACATGGGATGGAACAGGCTTTGCCCCTCCACAACCATTTGCATCTTGGACTAAAAACTCTACGACATATCTGTGGGAAGCCCCTACACCTATGCCGACAGATGGCAAGATGTACAAATGGGATGAGCCAACATTGTCATGGGTTGAAGTAACTCAAGGAGTCTAACGTGGCTCAATATAGCGGGATATTTACGCTGTCTCAGGCAAGCCAAGCCATTAAGGACAACAACTGGACAGGGTTGCCTCCGCAGAATGTGGAGTTTTTAGTCGTTGCTGGCGGTGGCGGTGGTGGCCCCCTTTGTGGGGGTGGGGGTGGGGCAGGTGGTCTTATTGCTGGCTTTTCTGGTGTAACTGTTGGAACACAATTGTGGGTTACTGTTGGTGGCGCAGGGACGGGAACACCAACAGGTTCTGGTAGTGCCACAGTTGTTGGAGGCAACGGAGGAAATTCAGTTTTAATTGCCACATCTTCTGGTGCAACTACAGGTAATTTTGTAGCTACTGGTGGCGGGGGCGGTGGGTCTTACAACACATCAAATAGTCCAGGTTCTGCTGGTGGATCAGGCGGTGGTGGTGGTAGTTTTTCTGGAACTGCGGGTAATGTTTCTGGTGGCTCTGGTATTAGTGGGCAAGGTAACGCAGGTGGCTCAAGCTACACAACTTCAAATTATGGAGGAGGCGGTGGCGGTGGCGCAGGAACTGTAGGTATATCAAACCCTAATAGTTCAAACGGACAAAATGGTGGCGCAGGTATCGCATCTTCAATCACAGGCGCAGTTGTTACATATGCTGGTGGTGGCGGAGGTGGAGTTCTTAGTTCGCCATCAACTGGCGGTACTGGAGGCGTAGGTGGAGGCGGGGCAGGTAGTAGTGCAGGGGGCGTTGGTACAGCAGGTACAGTAAACACAGGTGGTGGTGGCGGAGGTGGAGCCTTTGCAGGAGCATCATATTATGGTGGTGGCAATGGTGGCTCTGGAGTAGTTATCCTCCGCTATCCAGACACATTCATAGCCGCAACAAGCACAACAGGTTCACCAACAATTACTACATCAGGTGGATTTAGGATTTATAAATTCACGGCTTCTGGCTCAATTACTTTTTGATCATGGACCCGACACAAGCACAACTTAATTCCCATGTTGATGTCTGCACACTGCGCTATGAGATGCTATGTGCCAGGATTAAACGTCTTGAAAACATCATGCTTGGGGTCTCTGGCATCATGCTGACCAGCATGGCCGGCATCATCTTTACGAGCCTAAAGTGAAAGACTGGGCCGTGGCACTCATTGCTGCGGCCTGCATCACGGCCTTTGTAGTCTGGTCCACATTTATTATTTTTTGGGCGATGAAATGACAAAAGCGCCAGTCAAAAGAGCAGCGGCCAAGGTCGCACCAGTTAAAAGGTCAAGGCCAAAGGCAGCGCCAGCAAGCCAAGTCAATGTGACTCTGGCCGCGCCAGTCGCACCAGCTGCTGCACCAAAGCCAGAGGCTAAAAAAGACGACTCAACTGCGGGAAAGATTGTTGAGCTGATCAAATGGGTGGATAACCCGTTCAAACTGTTTACAGTGATCTTGCTGTCGTTTCTGGCCTTTGCCGGTTACTTTGCTTGGGACTCAAGGCAAGTGATCTTGCAGGCCATCACAACGCAAGACAAGATGCCCCAGCTGGCCAAGCAAGAGCAATTGCTCATTCCGGCCAGAAGCCTGATGAAGGATGTGGATGGAATTGTCTTGCTAATCCACAAGGCCAACTTGGCCACCAATAGCCGCACCACTGTGCTGGCGCTCAATGCCGATGGCACAAGAGAGAAGGCCATCGAGGGGACTGTCACAAGCCTATTCAACGCAAGCGCTGATCGCAATGCTGCAATGGTGGCCATGTTAAATAATGAGGTGCTGTGCGAGGAATTTAATCCGTCTTCTAAAGTGGGGGAGTGGGGTGTCAAGCAGGGTGTTAAATTCATGTGCAGAGGCTCAATCCCACCGGACCCTGGCAAGTTTGCCGGCTACATTGCCATTGGATTTAAAGACAAGCCAGAGGACATTGGTGCATTAAAAACCCGCATCAACTTGGCAGCCAGTGATATGTCAGAAGATTGAAATGAATGCGCTGGCTCATTCTGTTACTTCTGCTAGTGCTAGTGGGCGCTACAGCCAAGAATGGCTGTCAGGTGAGCGAGTTTTACAATATTGCCATGTCTCGGCACAACCCGTCAGAGCGCCATCAGCAGCTCTCAATATGGCTGACAAACAATGCGCCACATTGCAAAAGTCAGGATTTGGTGATTATTTGGAACAACGTGCCAGCATGGGCTGGAACAGCAGATTCGGCAGAAATAAGAAGCAAAATAATTCAAGGCTATCAAGATGCAATTGAAAGAGAAAAAAAGTGATTGATGCACTGCAAATACTGCTTTGGTTGGCAGTGCCTATAAATTACATTTATTGGATTTTTATTCACAATGATCCCGCCCATACACAAGTGGTATCCGATGGTGCAGCCAGAGGGCTACCCAAACAGGACAGATGCGCTTGAGCGCAGGGCAGAGCGCTTGCAAGAAGAATATGCACAGGCGCTGAAGATGCGGAAAGTAAAGGACAAAATTGACGACCTTGAGTTTGAGTTGTATGTGAAGAAGGCAGAACGCAACCAACTTAGCCTTGAGATTTTTACAAATAGAAAGGTGGATTTTTATGTTTGATATTTTGGGTGGCGGTATATTGGGGTCCATCTTTGGCGGTGTCTTTAGGATGGCGCCAGAGGTCTTGAAATGGCTTGATAAGAAAAACGAAAGATCGCATGAACTGCTGATGTTTAGTCGGCAGTGCGACCTAGAACAATTAAGGGGCCAGCAAAAGCTCGCTGAGATTGGCGCTCAAAGAGAGGCTGCTGTCGATGTGGGCGTGATGGATGCCTTTAACAATGCCATCACCCAGCAGGCCGAGATGGTCAAATCTGCTGGTGGCTGGGTGGCCAGTCTGTCGGCATCAGTGCGGCCTTTGGTCACATATTGGGTATTGTTTGTGTGGAGCTTCATCCACGTTTGGTTTGCATGGAATGCTTGGCTTGCTGGCGCTCCAGCGGTCGAAGTGTTCAAGACCATGATGACTCCAGACTTTTCTGCATTGCTGTCTGGGACAATCAATTACTGGTTCTTAGACCGCACATTGGCCAAGAGGGGTCTATGAACTTAGAGCTGGCTGCTGCCCTTTGCCGCCAGTTTGAGGGCTATCGGGCCAAGCCCTACCTTTGCCCTGCTGGCGTGGCCACCATTGGTTACGGCTCCACCTACTACGCTGACAAGCGCAAGGTGACATTGGAGGACACGCCAATGGATGAGCCAACGGCCAGAGCTTTGTTGATGGTAGAGCTGGAGCATACTTATTTGCCTGGTGCATTAAGGAACTGCCCCATATTGGCCACAGACGAAAAGAAGTGCAATGCGATTGTTGACTTCTGCTACAACTTAGGGACTGGCCGGCTCCAGACCTCTACCTTGAAACGAAAGATCAATGCTGGTGACTGGGAGGGTGCAAAAGAGCAGCTCATGCTGTGGACCAAGGGCGGGGGCAAGGTTTTGCCTGGTCTACTAAAGCGCAGAAAAGCCGAGTGCGCTTTGCTTGATTGAGGCATAAAATTGCACCATGGCCAGCCAAACACAACAACTTGAGAATCCACCACCACCAGCCCTTGGTTATCCGACCGAGGTCTATGAGCGCAGGCATTTCAACGAAAACAACAGCTCACTGAATGTTTACTTCAGAAAACTAACAACTGTCTTGGGGTCTCTGTTTGGACCAAGGGGTGGTCGGTTTATGAATGCACCCCATGGGGCTTTTCAAGATTCGACCAACCAAGTGGCTGCCAACACGACCACGGCCTATGCGGTCACATTTAACACCACAGACTTTGCCAATGGCGTGACTATGGCCAGTGGGTCCAGAATCACTGTGGCCGATGCCGGAATCTGGAACTTGCAATTTTCCATTCAGTTTACAAACACGACAAATGCTTCTCAGGATGTGGATGTCTGGTTTCGGGTCAATGGGACAAATTCAGCCAATTCAAACAGCAGATTTGGCTTTGCACCCAGAAAGGGTGCTGGAGACCCATTCCACATCATTGCAGCCATGAATTACTTTTTGAGCTTAAATGCGACTGACTATGTTGAGATAATGTGGAGGCCGACCGACACGGGTGTGTCCATTGAACAATACGCTGCTGGAACAAGCCCCACAAGGCCAGCAGTCCCATCAGCCATTGTCACAATGAGCTTTGTCTCAAACATTACATAAATACTGCCATGTACATACCTTTAAAGCTACCCCCAGGTGTTTTCCGAAATGGTACTGAGTACCAGGCAGCAGGCCGTTGGTATGACGCAAACCTAGTGCGCTGGTATGAGGGGACACTGCGCCCTATCAATGGGTGGCGCACCAGGTCAAGCTCACAGATGTCAGGCTCATGCCGAGGCATCATCACTTGGCGCGACAACGGCAATGATCGCTGGATTGGCGCTGGAACGCACACCAAGCTCTATGTGATGAATGCCATTGGCACATTGAAAGACATCACGCCAACTGGATTCACCACGGGTTATGCAAGCTCTACAGTGCTGACTGGCTACGGCTACAACGCCTATGGAAGTTTTGCCTATGGTGTAGCACGACCTGACACCGGCACTCCCATTGCAGCCACCACCTGGTCACTCGATACATGGGGCGAGTATTTGATTGCCTGCTCTTCATGGGATGGCAAGCTCTATGAGTGGCAACTGGGTTTCTCAACGCCCACATTGGCAGCGGCAATTGCCAATGCGCCCACTGGAAACAAGGCGGTTTTAGTCACCCAAGAGCGCATTATCTTTGCACTTGGCGCGGGTGGTAATCCACGCAAGGTGCAGTGGTGCGACCAAGAGAACAATACCCAGTGGACACCGGCAGGCGACAACCTTGCAGGCGACTATGAACTGGCCACCCCTGGCTCACTCATTGCCGGCAAGCGGGTCAAGGGTGTCAACCTACTGTTTACAGATGTGGATGTCCACACGGCCCAGTATGTTGGCGCTCCATTTGTCTATGGCTTTGAGAAGGCCGGCTCTGGCTGCGGTCTCATTTCGGCCCAGTCTGTGGCGGCCATTGATACGGCAGCCATTTGGATGAGCAATTCTGGCTTCTGGATTTATGACGGCTATGTCAAGCCACTGCCAAGTGATGTGTCTGACTACATCTTTGACAATATCAACTATGCGCAGGCATCCAAGATTTATGCGGTCCATGTCAGCAAGTATGGTGAAATCTGGTGGTATTACCCAAGTGCATCCAGTAATGAAAATGACAGTTATGTCACTTTTAACTACCGCGAAAACCATTGGAACATTGGCACATTGGCCAGAAACGCTGGGGTTGACTCTGGTGTCTACACATACCCTCTGATGGTCTCAAGCGATGGCTACATCTATGAGCATGAGGTGGGCTACAACTACGATGGCTCAAGCCTTTTTGCCGAGTCTGGTCCAGTCCAATTGGGCAATGGCGACAACATCATGTCGGTGCGCCAAGTTGTCCCAGATGAGCAGACACTAGGTGAGGCCGTGGTTTCATTTAAAACCCGCAATTATCCAACTGGCACACAATCCACATTTGGACCATATACGGCAGCCAACCCAACTAGTGTCAGATTCTCTGGCCGGCAAGTCAATATGCGGGTAACTGGCAACACTTTGGCCGACTGGCGCATTGGGGTGATGAGGCTTGAGGCCATCCCAGCTGGCAAGCGATGAGTGACCAAGAACATTTGGATAGGCTGCGCCACCATGTGGAGGCTGCTTTAGAATACAGTGGAGGCACACACAATTTTGACGATGTCGCTGAGATGGTCGAGGATCACAGATTGCAGCTGTGGCCGGCCAAGGACTCGGTGGTATTGACAGAGATCGTTGTCTATCCCAGGCTAAAGAATTTGCACTATTTCTTGGCTGGTGGCGACCTAGACGAACTCTCACGGATGAGACCATTGATCGAATCCTGGGGCAAGTCTGTTGGCTGCACCAGAGTGACCTTGGCAGGCCGAAGAGGCTGGGCCAAGACATTTTTGAAAGACGAAGGTTACAGTCCACAGTGGTCTGTAATGGCAAAGGAACTTTAGGGGATACATATGGCAACTTCAGCAGGACTCGCATGGTCATTGAATAATGGCATTAGTCAAGCGCAATACGATCAAAGTATTGCCAACGCATACTCACAAGCGCAGGCCAAGGGCTTGACTGATGCGCAGATCGAAAGCAACATGAATCAGTATGGCGTAAGCGCCACCGATGTTTCACGCGCTTTAGGTGTTCCTGTTGGTGATGTGCAAACCAGACTTCAAACGGCCACTCCAACAACGGCTGCTGAAATTGAATATGACCGAGCAGCCATGTCAGAGCTTGCTTTGCGCCAAGGCTCAAACCAACAGCAAATTGCTGCAAACGAAAGAGCTTATCAAGAATATTTGCGCTTGAATGAGATTAAGAATCAGCAGCAGATTGCAAGTAATCTGGCTCTTTCTAATGAACAAAAGCGCTTAAATGAAATTAAGAATCAGCAGCAGATTGGTTCAAACCAAAAGGCTTATGAAGAATATTTGCGTCTGAATGAAGCTAAGAATCAGCAGCAGATTGCGGCTAATTTGGCTCTTTCTAACGAGCAAAAGCGCTTGAATGAGATTAAGAATCAAGAGCAGATTGCGGCCAATTTAACTCTTTCTAATGAACAAAAGCGCTTGAATGAGATTAAGAATCAGGAGCAGATTGCAACCAACCAAAGGGCTTATGAAGCCTATCTGGCCAATCAGCAGAAGTTGGCAGGCATACAAGCTGGCACTGGGCTTTTGGAGCAGAACTTCAGAAACTATCAGTCCATTGCACCAGGCGCACAATATGACCCATCAGTTACTGGTGGAATGTCACCTTACAGTAAGGTCATGGGCCAGATGAGTCCCTTGACAAATCCCTATGCTGGCATGGCAATAAATCAGCCAATGGGTGGATATAACCCTGGTCTATATGACCAAATTGCAGCGGTTAATACTGCCAAGACAGCAGCAGAACAAGCGGCTACAGCGGCAGCATCAGCACAACAATTGGATTCAAGCAGCACTGGCGGCTTGGCCCAAGGCGGTATGGTCCATGGTGGTTTGATGTTTGGCATGAACCCCCCTGGTCCAGATGATGGCGCTGTCAATCTTGATATGGGCGAATATGTGATCAAGAAGTCTTCAGTCAACAAGTATGGCCGTGGACTTCTGGACATGATCAACGAAGGCAAAGTGCCTGCTAAAAAACTCAAGTCTTTACTCGGATAAGGTGGCAATATGTCAAAAGGTGGAACAACTACATCGACAAGCTCCATTGATCCACAGATCAAAGAAGCATTCTTGGCCAACTTTCAGCAGGCCCAAGGTGTCGCTGGTGCTTTGCCGGTCCAGCAGTTTGCTGGGTATAACCCAATGTATCAGGCAGGCGAGGAGGCTCTGGTCAACACCGGCCTTGCTGGCCCAGGCATTACTGGCACAGACTTGGCCGCAAGGATGGCGGCTTATGGTGGTGTTTACCAGCCAGCGGGTGTGCAGGCGACAAGCACCAACTTGAGCATGGGGCAAGGCCCAGGCTCTATCGGTTCTTACATGAACCCATATACAGCCCAAGTGCGCACCAATGCCTTGGCTGATCTGGAATCTGCGCGTCAAGCGGCCATCAGGCAGACTGGACAGCAGGCCATGCAAGCCCGTGCATTTGGTGGATCACGCCAAGGTGTGGCCGAGAGCTTGACTAACCAAGGGTTTGCCAAGCAGGCCGCCAACCTTGGGACAACTTTAAACGAGCAGGCATTTAACCAGGCTATGGCCATGCAGCAGGCTGACATTGGTCGTCAGCAACAAGTTGATCTTGCTAATCAGCAAGCAGGCTTGCAAGGTGCGCAATTGAGGCTAGGTGGTGCAAGCCAGCTTGGTAATTTGGCTGCACAACAACAAGCATTGCGTCTTGGTGGCGCTCAAGCGGTCATGGGTGCTGGCGGTGCGCGTCAGGCTTTGGATCAGCAACAAATGGATGCAATCCGGAATATTGGATTGCAGCGTTTGGGTGTGGTCCAGTCTTCACTGGGTGCGCAGCCTGCCAACCTTGGAATGCAGGCAACGACTCCTAGTTATTCAAACCCAGCGTCTGGCGCCTTGGGTGGCGCATTGGCTGGCGGCCAATTGTTTGGCCCTTATGGCGCTGTGGCTGGTGGTGTTCTTGGCCTTTTAGGTGGCAGATAAGGAAGACAAAATGGCTGATTTTGATTTTGCAAGTTTAGGCAATTTATTTGGTGGTGGCGGGTTTGGTGGCACACCATCAGGACTTGATGCATTGCTTTCAGAAGACCAGCGCAAACTGCTTGGCCGTAATGCAACACTGTCAGCGGCTGCTGCACTATTGCAAGCCAGTGGCCGTGGCCCACAACGCATTGGCTTGGGCCAAGCACTTGGATCAGCTTTGCAAGCAGGCCAGCAAGGTTATCAGCAAGCAAGAGCTGGCTCATTGCAAGATTTGCTCTTGGGTGAAAAGATAAAAGAAAGCCAAGCAGAACGTGCGCGTGACGTAGATTATTTTGCAATGCTAAAGGCCGCAGGCCAACCAACACAACCAATGCCTACAGCAGGCGCTCAAATCCCCTTGCCCCCAGCGGACATTGATGGCCCTGGTGTGCAAGTGTTTGCACCAGATGCCCCTAGAGCAGCTGCACCAGCGGCAGCGCCAAATATTTATGCTAATTTGACACAAGATCAGCGCACACTGCTAGCCGGTATGCCTCGCAAAGAGGGTGCAAAGTATTTGCTTGAAACTTTGAAGCCACAAGAAACAGTGGGTCAACCATTTTTAGGTCAAGACAATAAGTTTTACATTCAGACAAAAACTGGCGGTGTTATTCCAGCACCTATCGCCCCAGCGGCCAAGCCAGTTGGTCCGCCACAGCAAGTATTGGGTGCTGGTAATAAGCCCGTGCTAGTGCAATATTACGATGATGGCTCCTATAAACAAGTCAGCGGTGTGTCTCCATTGATACCCCCAGAAAAAGTTGATACGGGTGCTGGAATTCAATTTATTGACCCCTATGCCCAAGCGCCTGGATCAGTAATTCCAAAAACTTTAGCTCCGCAAGTTGTTGGAAATGCTGAAGATGGGTATTTTGTTGTTGGCGGTGGCGCTAGACCTCGGCTAGCAGCTGGTGCAGCTCCAGCCCCAGCAGCAGCAGGCCAAGCTCCCACAGTTGGTCCAGCTCCCACAGTTGGTCCAGCTCCAGCAGCGGCCCCAGCTCCAGCAGCCGGTCCAGTGCCACTAATCCCTGGCACTGGAAAAGCATTTGCAAGAGAAAAAGATTTAAGGGCTACTTTCACAACTGAAATGAAGCCGTTTACAGATTTGGCTCAAGCCTTTAGAAAAGTTGAGGCAGCGGCATTGAATCCATCAGCGGCTGGAGACATTTCATTGGTTTATGGTTACATGAAAATCCTAGACCCAGGCTCAACTGTTATGCAGGGTGAGCAGGCCACAGCGGCAAATGCTGGTGGAGTTTCAGACAGGGTCAGAGCTATGTATAACAAGGCTTTGACCGGAGAGACCTTGGCCGACAATGTCAGGCAAGACTTTTATGCTCAGTCAAGAAATCTGATTGAGTCTCAAAGACCATTGCAGCAAGACATATCAGAGAGATATGGCCTAATTGCTACACAAAACAAATTAGACCCAAATCAAATTGTTTTTGATCCATTCAAGCGGATCAGAACACCAGCAGAAATTGCCGCTGAAGCTGCCAAAGAAAAAGACAAAAAGAAAAAGCCAGCTTCATACGGGGCTACATATAACCTTTTACCAAGGAACTGATAATGGCTACTATGTCCAATATTGAAAGATTGCAGGAAAATATTCGCAGAATGCAAGATCAAAATGCGCCTGCAAATGATGTTATTGGCTATCTCAAATCTGAAGGATTTACCCCAACCAAATTTGAAGCAGCAGTCGCAAGCGCCAGAAAGTTAGGCGGCCCACCCGTAGAGGCTGGATTTGGCCGATCAGTTTTGCAGGGTCTTACTTTTAACTTTGCTGATGAAATTGAGGCGGCACTCAAGGCTGGGTCTTTGTCAAACAAAGAGTATGAAAACCAACTGGCAAGAGTCAGGGCTGGCATCAAAGAGTATGAGCAACAATACCCTGGTCGCGCATTTGCTGGTGAAATGATTGGCGGTTTAGCCCCGACAGCTGCCGCCCTTATTGCTGCACCATTTACTGGTGGGGCCACAGGACCAGCGGCTGTTGCTGGTGCAACACGCATGGCAACCAAAATCCCAACTCTTGGAGGCATTGCTTTGCGTGGTGCGGGTTATGGTGGTGTATCAGGCGCTATCTCTGGTGCTGGTGGTGCTGAAGGTGGATTAGAAAAAAGATTAGCAGGCGCAGGCATAGGCGGTGCAACTGGTGCAGTGCTTGGCGGCACAAGCCCAGTGGTTACTCAAGCAGTAAGCACAGGTGGTAAGGCGATTAAAAGCGTTTTCAAACCTACTCGGCCAGAAGATGCATTAAACAAAGCACAAGAACTTATCGCAAAGAAGCTGGCCCAAGAGGGTATTGACCCAGCAGAATTGGCAAGACAGCAAGCGATGAGAAATCTTACTTTAGGTGCAAAAGACGAAACCTTGGCAGATTATGGTGGCGAGTCAATGAGGCGCTTGGCCCGTGGTGCTATGGCAATCCCACAATCCGCGCAAACTGAAACGCGCCAAATGCTGATTGAACGTGCCAGGGGCGCAGGCCCAAGAGTTACACAAGACATCACTGACCTTACAGCGGTAGGTGCGCGTGATATTCAAGATGTGGCTGATGAAATTATTGCAAATCGGGCAAAGTTAGCAGCTCCACTTTATGACGAGGCCAGAATTGCTGGACAGATTAGTTCGCCCGAACTTAATAATTTGTTGACCAAATCAAAGGACATCCAGCAGGCCATTGGCGATGCAAGACGATTGCCTCAGTTTGCAGATTTGCCTGACAACGACATGGTCATGCTAGACAAGGCTTACAAATATGTTGGCGGTATTGCAAATGAAGCAAGAAAAGCTGGCAAAACTAATCGTGCAAATGACCTTGATGAGTTGCGTGTTAATTTGCTTGATGCAATCAAAAAAGAAGTGCCAGTCTATGGCAAAGCGGTAAAAATCTTTGCAGATGAGTCTGTATTAAATGATGCACTTGAAGCTGGCTCAAAAAAGTTTCTAAAGAAAAAACCATCAGAAATAAACAGAGAGCTTGCCAAATTTTCAGACGATTCAGAAAGACAGATGTATCGTTTAGGTGCAATTCAGTCTGTGCGAGATGACATTTATGCCACACCGGAAATGTCAGACATTGCCAATAAATACTTGAATTCACGCGAAATGCGTGATCGTATGCGCACAGTATTTAACTCTGAAGGAGAGTACGAATCCTTTGTTAAAAATCTTGAGCGTGAACGCCAAATGGCAATCACTCGATCACGCATTGAGGGTGGCTCACAAACAACGCCAATTGCACAAGATATTGCTGAACTGGCTGGGCCTGCACCATCTGAGGTCATCTCTGCTGGCGGTCAATTGATGCGTGGCGACCTTATCGGTGGCGGTTTAAACTTGGTGGGCCAGCTGGCTCCAAGACTCCAAGGCATGAATGAGAATGTGGCCGAGCAAGTGGCGCGAAATGTTTTAAACCCTAGTTTTGCACAGCAGCAAGAACTTTTGACCAGCCTTTCACCAGTGATGGATGAGCTTAGAAGGCGAGCATTACAGCAGCAGACCCGTGCAGCTGGCGTGTCTACTAGTGCCGGTCAATTTGTGCCAGGCTTGTTGGCCGAATAACTAAGACCCAAAAAACGCGGCCACAAGTGGGTCGCGTTTCACAACTCGTCTTTTCTGCCTGCGTCTGGCAGCGTCAAAGTCTTTATCGTCTGCACTCTTTTTCTCGCGATATTTCCGAATGCGATCAGCGCCTGGCACGGGACCAGGGGCAATGGCATCTTCCCCATCACCCCATGACCACAGAGGCCGCCACTGGCCATTGTTGCTGACTCTGGTGTATCCGCTGATATATACCAATTCATTGCAGTGAAAATCAAACAACTCTCTGGCTGCACTGCGTCTGGCACAAAAGCAAATCTTGGCCAGATCAAGGTCTGACAGATTGCCTTTCTTTTGTAGCGCTGCCTCAATGGCAGGGCCTACACGGGGTTTTAAGCCTCTGGTCATGTGCTGGTCTCCATTCGGGCTTTTAAGCGCTCCAGCATTGTCCTGACCACGAATGCACGGGCTTTGACCTCAGAGGGAATGGCGTGACCATAAACCTCTGGGTGAAGTAGGTCATTGACCAGGTCAAGGCAGGCATCGATGGCTGGTGGCAATTCATTTGTCAAGGAACTTCTCCAGCGCAGACACTTCAATATGGTCCACCATGGACTGCAAAATCATGTGGGCAATGTCCACATCAGTGCCAGCGATGTATGCGTTATTCAGCGTCATGCACTCTTCAAAGTCAGGCTCATAAGGTGAGCCAAGGGAATCAACTGATCCCTTTTCTTCTGGGGAGTATTCCAAAAAGCATATAAGGTCCACATCTTCAATGCAGCACTCAAACTGGAACAATTCTTTGGGGCAGCTGGGTGTTGGGCCGTAGTTCATGTTCAACCCCTCCAAGCCAGCATCACGCCAATGCCGCCAAAAATAATGATGGCCAAAATGCATTCGATCAGGGTGGTAATGATTTTCTGTTTCATGTCGTTTCCAGTGTTAAGTAATAGGAGTAACGGAGTCTGACAGAATTTAATTATCTTGCAAGAAGTAATTCTGTCCATGTTGTTTTTTTTACATATACCGCAATTAGAATGCGGCCATGGAATCAATTCACACTATCAGGGCAAGGGCCAAGGCTCACAAAATCACCATGTCTGCCGTGTGCGATGAGGCTGGCATCCAGCAGTCCCAAGTCAGCCGGTGGCTGAGTGGAACTGTGGAGCCATTGTGGACATCAGTCAATCAATTGCACTTGGCGCTTGAGAAGCTGATCAACAAATCACCAGTCGTTATCGACTGACTCGGCAGCTGGCGCTTTACCGGCCACCACGCCAAAGTCACTGGCAGCCGATGGCTTTGCACCACCGAGCGATTCACCTTTACTTAAAAGCATGATGTTGTTCAAACCATACGACACGCCCTTATTGCCTGCCTGGTCATAAGCATAGGCATTCAAAGACACGCGGCCATAGTCGCCAGAGACAATATCTTGTGATCCAAGAATGTCATGGCCATGGGCATCCACTGCAC